CTTTCCATCTGCCTGCATTAAGTTTTCAGATAATTCTTTTTCTAGTTCATTTAGCTTTTTAATATCATAAAACATTATAGTTTAAAATCCTTAAATCTTTTTCCAGTTTCTGTTTTATCAAACACAGGTGTATCATCTACAAGTGTTTGTTGATTGTCTTCTACGTCGAATAATCTCATTTTACTACGATCAACACCAATGACAAATCTTTTATGTAGTGTTGGATCATTATAACGATTCTTTAATTGCTTAACCATGAATTGACCTTGTTGTTCAAGTTCTTCAGTAGATATTAAAGCAAACATTAAGTCCGCGGTTGCGGGTAATCCAAAAGACTCACTGGTATCTTCAAGCCCAATATCTGAGTTAGAATAACCACTACGAGTCGTTTGCGTTGCAGAGAAGATCGGTATGTCGAACTCGACCGCAAGGCCACGTAATTCTTCAGCAATTGCTTTAATGTAAGAGTATGAGTTGATTGCACCGCCCATTCCTTTCATTCTTGATGATGCACAGATATTTAAATAATCTATGAATATTAAATCAGGTTCAAATTGTCTTTTTAGTTTCAGTTCATTTAGTAATGCACGGAAATGACCAGAGTGTGCAGAACCAGTTGGATATTCTTTAATAATTAATTTACCTGTAGTTTTCTTTGCAATATTGTTAACCATCAATGAAAACCTATCTTTCGATATTTTATCGAGTTGATCAATAGGTACATCAAGTAAATTAGCATCTATTCTTTCTGCAATTCTTTCTTCAGCCATTTCCATTGTAATATATAAAACATTGAAACCTTGTACTAAAGCCGAGGAAGCCACATGGCACATAAATAAAGACTTACCGACACCGGTACCAGCGAGAGCAATATTAAGAGTTTTACGTGGGACACCGCCTTTTGTGATTGTATTGAAGTATTCCAAATCGAATGGAAGCCTATCTTCTTCTGTGTGATAAAATTCATATCTTTCTCCAGCATTTTCTACATAATCATGACCAACTTTTAAATCAAAGCCAACACCTAATGCCTTGGTTAATAGATCGGGTAAAGCACCTTTAGTTAATACTTCATGCTTTCCATCAATGATTGATATTGATTCCATTATTGCAAGATATATTGCACGGTCTTGGCACCACTTCTCGGTAGTATCTAATAACCACTTATCATCTACTTTTTCTCCAGCAAATAATTGTGGTACAATATCCATGGCCAAATTATATTGTTCATCATTTAATTTATCGGCATTATCGAGTTCTATTTTAAACGATTCTGCATTCGGTAGTTTATTATATTTTGCAACAAACTTACCAGCTTCTCGAAATAGCACTCGATATATACCTTCAAAGTAATCTGGTTTAATGAAAGGCAATACTTTACGCATATACTTTTCATCAGTTAACAGATTACGTAATATAGTCTGTTCTAAATTAGTAGGCATAGGCAGCTTTTCTTAATTCCTCATCGATTTCTTTTTGTACTTCTTCAACTCTACTTTCTAAGTAGCTTATTGAAGTATGAATATGACCAGTGTCATGTGGTTCTAATTTACTTTTTGCAATGGCAATTTCATCCATTAATAATATAAGTCTTTGGCTAGTTGTTACTTTCATCTTTCACCTCTCTTGTTAATACATTACCTTCTTCAATACCTCTTGCCATTATTTGTTCCAACATAATACCGGCAAATTCTTGAAGCTTTACATTATCTTTTGTGAGTTCGGTGTCTGGCGTGTAAACTATGTCAAAGTTAAATGACATATATTTGTCTTTACCTTTACCATTAAATTTTACTACACCAAACTTCAACACAGTTTCAGTGAACGTGCCTGAAAGTATTCTTACATTCCAAGCTTGTTCATCACCTTTATCTGGAATTATTTGATAGTGCTTATCCTCAACTAAAACCATTAATGTTGATCCAATTTTGCTAAGTTAACAACATTATTAAGTATAGAATACTTATTAGTTATATACTGTTTAAAATCGGTTTCTTCAAGAATTGGTTTCCAAAACTCTTCATTTAATGTATCTTTTTCTCGTACTTTTGGTTCCACCACTTCTCCAGTTGATTTATCAATTCTGCAGTACCAACCAGGGCTGGGCTTACTAACATAATTACCAGACATAGCAACGTCAAGCAAGCCAGACCAGTGCTGAACACCGCCGTCCCAACTAACAGAAATAGGTATCTTAGACTTTTCTTTAACATATCTTGATTTCTCCACATTGATAACAAAGTGGTAGCCTTTTATTTCAGTACCTTGCTTATCTTGTTGTCTACCAATAATCCAAATATTATCTGCACTGTAGTATATGCCGGTACCGCCTGATACTACATCCCTTGGAAATAAACCTATTTCCTTATAAGTATGATTAACCGCAAGTAAAGGTATATCTTTCATATTTAAATATGGTGTTGTCATTCTAAACAAACCTTTAAGTGCTTTTGCCCTTGACATATCCGCCACTGACTTTTCATTGATTGCATCTTCTAATTCTTTTTTAGATGCAAGATTACCAACTGAATCTATAATGATTATAACTTTATCACCACGATTCAAACCTTCAAGTTGACTTATCATATCAAACTTAAGTTCTTCTACATTTGTTATTGGTGTATGTAATACACGACTTGTATCAATATCAAAGTTTTCAAAATAAGCTTGAGGTGAACCAAACTCTGAATCATAAAATAATAATACCGCATCATCATATTTCTTTAAATATGCACTTGCCATAATTAAAGCAAATGAAGTTTTAAAATGTTTTGATGGGCCTGCTAAAACAGTCAAGCCCGGTGTTATACCTCCATCCATAGAACCGGATAAAGCTACGTTTATCATTGGTACATTGGTCGGTACCATATCTTTTTCATTAAAAAATTTGGAATCAGATAGTATTGAAGTGAAATCACTTTTACTATTCTTTTTTAATTTATCCATTATTGACATTCATTTCTCCTACAAATAATATAATTATACCATAAAAGCATCTAATTGTAAAGGTTTATTTTCACTAATTATCGATTGCTTTCGATTATCTTGTACCATAAAGTCTTGATCCCATAACTGATTGCTCAATCTTCCATCACAAAATTTTAAAACATGTTCTGCCATATCACTTGCTGTTGTGACTGGTACATTCTGACATATATGATTTAAATTTTTAAGACCACCTTGTAATATAAAATCTTCAGGTAATCCCATAATACTTAAACATTCTCTTATTGTTAAAAATCTATCTTCATCCGGATGTGTAAGCTTTGTTGGTGCACTACCTACAAAAGCACCAATATAATTCTTTGGTACATATACACCTCTTCTCATAATGTTTCCACCAGATTTTAATTTTTCATACATCACTTTACAACGTTGTGCTTGTTTATCATAGCCGTGTGCGGACATCCAGTTTGCTACACCATCATAAGAATGTTCATTATCTTCAATATAATGTAAAACATCATAGCTTTTTTTAATTTTGTTTTGAAACTCTTTATGAGTTATACCACCGTGCATTTCTTCTAAGACATATCGATAGTACGGATCTTGTGAAGGAACACTTGTATTCGTAAGGACATTCATCGGATCATCAGATCTGCGTTTCACGGAACGTATCGTATCCTCAATTTTTTCATGTTCCCTTTTTATATATTCAAACTGAGGTACTTTATCACCTTTCCAGAAAAAATAAAATGATCTATCTCTTACTTGTCCGAGTCCATGGAGGAGAGACTTCGTTTTATATAAGCTGAAAGTATATCCAAACTCTCTTCCAATTGATCTGAGATTTTCAACAATCGGTTCCCCCATTTTTGAAGCGAGTCTTGGTGCATTTTCGCCCCAGAATACTTGAGGTTTGATAGTACCCAAGACGTAATTAGCAGAGGTGAGCATCCAATCGTTAGCAGCAGCGTCAGAAGATGCCGTAGTATTGAGGCTAGACAAACCAGCACAAGGACACACGGTGTTAACAACATCGACAGAAGGTAAATCATAGTTCCTGTCGTTTCCCAAAAGATAGTAGGGAACTTCTCTTTTGTAGTACTCCACCAAGTGAGTATCGTTTGCTTTGAAATCTTCATAACTTAATATATACTCCGGTCTTTTTTTAAATACTCGTTCCATGGCGATAGTTTCACCGCCTATCAATGGAACTATACTTGCATAATTCATTAGTGTGGCACCGTACGTTCTACAAGATATTCTTCAACATTAACCTTTGGTTTCCAACCTAAAGCTTTCATATCAGTAATATCTGCTGTGTTATCTTGTGCTTCACAAGGATCACCATCAGTAACTTCAATACCTTCCCAACCTGCAAGTAAACCTAAATCTTCTACAACATGACCTGTGCCAGTACCGATATCATATGCAGGTTTAAGTGTACTTATATCTTTACTCATTAATAATAATATTGCATCAACTACATCACTAACGTGTACAAAGTCTCTTACATGTCTTGTAAGATAACCAATTGTTCCATCAATAAGTTTACCAATCAGCATTGATTGTCTTGCACCATCACCATAAACAGTTGTAAACCTTAATCCAACCTGATTATGAAATGCAGTTTCTTCATTTACTTTTTTACTTATGCCGTAAGGTGACAGCCACCAATTATGTATACAAGAAGAAGATGCATATAATAAAGGTATATTATTATAATGACATATTTTTTGAATACGTGTAGTATTTTCTACATTATTCTTCCAATACATTTGTGGTTCTTCTAAACTCTTTCTTACATCGGCATATGCAGCAAGATGTATTACATAACTTATATCATTTATATCAAAGTCTTTTATACATTTAGGTGGATTTTGTTTTAAATCCCATTCAACTATTTCATGGCCTTCTTTTTCAAGTCTTGTTTTTAAGTGGCCGCCAATAAAACCTCTTGAACCTGTGATTGCTATTCTCATACGAAAAAATCCTCCAAAGTTGTTTCATTCTTTTCATTATAGTTTAGTGTTTTATTTATGATGTCATCATACACGACTTTGGCATCACAATGATCTTTCCAAAATTCAAACATCATAT